GTAGTGCCAGCCCTGGGTCAAAATGTGCTGATCCAGCGGCCAGCGAAGTAAAACTTCTTCGTTCGATAATCTCATTTGAAAACTCCTTTTTTATGTTCTCAGCCACCAGTTCATGACAACGTCCGAACTGGGCTTTTCTTCTACCAACGCCGTGATGGTCCCGGACCCGGTGTAGACCAGGCCCGCGTTGATCTTGTCCATCGAATCGGCGAGGATCACATCGGTGGCGAACACGCCGGTCTTGTTGGTCGAGCCGAGGCTCAAGAACATGCTGTTGGCGGTCAGGGTCGGTGCGACCGAGATCTTCTTCGAGGGGTACACGGTCTGCTTGTAGGCAAAGCCCTGGGCTTGCTCATCCGTGGAGGCGGTCGTCCAGCTGTCCACGTAAAAGGTGGCGTAATACTCCCACGGCAGGGCAACGTAGAGGACTTTGTTCTGCACTGGGTTGGCACTGGTGCCGGACAGCGTGCTATCGACCGTGGTTTTGTTGGCACCTGATTCAATGCCACTCAGCTTGGAATACTGGGTCGAGCTCATCAGGCCATTGCTGGAGGCCGAGGCCAGGCCGTAGGTCGTATTGGAACTCGGGATGCCCAGGTTGGTGATGTCGCTTTTCTGCACAGCAGAAACAGCGATGACGTGCCCCAGGCTGTCCACGGTGATTTTGTACAGGCCGCTGGCCCGGGCGGTATGCGTGGGGTGAGTGTACTTGTTCGCGCCCTCATCAATGCCTTTCAGCTTTGTCACGGCGCTGGGCGGCATTAGGCCAGCGGTCGTTTCCGTGGCCTCGGCGCTGGCCCCGGTGAACACATCCGGGGGCGTATATTCGCCCTCGATCTGTTCCCCGGCCGCATTGTGGGCGGTGTGTCCGGCCAGCAGGGTGTCCCTGGTCACGGTGTCCCCGGTCAGATCCAGCATGGTCTCACTGCCCAGCACCACCTTGTTCACCGCCATGGTTAGCCTCCCACCGTCAGGGTCTGGCCACCGGCGGCGTTGTCCACGTAGTTGGTCGGTATGGCCGCCACCGTGACCTGTGACAGGCAGTTGTAGTCGCTGTCGGGCAGCACGGTCTGCTGCTCAAAGGTCGGGGTCACGCTCTTGGCCTGGGGCTTCATGCCCTCGGAGGAGGACATGGAGCCCTCCACGCCCAGGATGATGACACCCTCGCGGATGTTGGCAGGCACCAGCTTGGCCTGCTCGGTCTCATCGATGGCGGCGCTGCCGCTGCCATCGTGGAAGCCCATGGGGATGGTGTACTTGCCGTCCTTTTGGGTGATTTTCCCGGCTACGGCCCCGTTGTTGGGCATCGTGCCGGTCAGCTTGGCACCGCGGGCGTAGGCGGTCTTGCCATCCAGCATCTCGGCCACAGCAACCGTAGCGTCCGTGGAATCCACGTCCTTAGTGCTGGTGCCGGTGATGGGTGCGCCAGTCTTATCGTGGGCGGTAATGCCCTTGGCCAGCTTGTCCGGGGTCACGCTGTCGGCGGTCAGGTCGAGTTTGACCTCTTTGCCGATGATGACCTTATTTACATATTGGTTAGCCATTGAAATACTCATCTCCCATAATCAGGGTCACGCCGCCGCAATCGTTGGAGACCTCGTACCGGGGAATCTTTCGCACGGTCACATCGTCCGGCATCAGCTTGTCTTTGGTTTCCAGGCGGGTCTCCTCGTAGGTGCGCGGGGTCACGGTGGTCTCGCCCTTGTACTGCGGCGCGGTGGATAAAATGGTGGTCTGCCCCAGGTCGGCGGCCAGATCGGCATCGGTGCCAAACTCCACAACAAAGGCGGAGGGTGCGGCAAACTGTACGTCTAACGTCATGTAAGCACACCATCTTTCAGAATCTGGCTGACCGGCACACGGAACACTTGCGAGGCCATGCGGGCAGATCCAACGCCAACGCGCAGCTGAATTTGCAGTTCCGTGTCCCCGCGAAGCTGCAGCGTTTCCTCCTCGGTCAATGTGCAGGAAAGCACCTTGCCGGACATCGTCACGTCCGGCAGGCCGCGCTCAAACAGCAGCTCGCCGCCCTGTTTGAACGCAACGGACAGTTTGGAGATGGTCTCGCACTCGATGGGCAGCGTAAAGGTAAAGGTCGGGGTCGTACCGCGATACATATCACACCACCTCGAACCACTCGGTATCGGTCAGCGCCGGGGCCGCGCCGTCCCGCAGGGCCACGTACAGTTTGTCGCCGTCGGTGTAGTAGTAGCCGGTGCAGACGGTCATGCCGTCCACCCAGTACAGCGGGCGGTCGTTGGTTCCGTAGGCGTTGGGGTCTTCCTGCAGTTCCCACGCAAAACCCACCGTGCCGCTGTAGGTCGGCACCCACTTGTAGCCCAGTTTCGGGGGTATGGTGGGCTTGGCCTCGGTGGGGATCTCGGCCAACATCAGGGAGAGTTTGGTCGCATCGTCCAGCACAATGGTGCTTGCCTCGATCTCCGCCTGCTGCCGCTCGGCCAGTTCGGCCACGGTGTAGCGGTGGTACAGCTGGCAGTCCTCGTACACATCGTGGCCGGAGATGATGTGCTCAAGGCCTTTGGGGTCGTCCTCGGTGACAGTGCCCTGCATCACTTCCCGGCTCTCCGGCACATGCTCGGCAACCCGCCTGGCGGTATAGAGATAGCCCGCTGACAGGTCGGGAGAGGTCAGCTCCTCGTTGGTGATTTCATCGTAGATTTTCATTTTGTACCTCGTTATTTGTAGACGTAAATTTCTACAGTTAAGTACAGACTGTTGGCATGGTAGTCATACTGTGTATATGTCCCCTTCAGGGTTAAAACCGAGTTGGAAAAACCGGTAATTTCCAAATTCGTGAAACTACGGCTTTGCTTTTCGGCAGGGCTGGAAGTAAAACCGGAAATGCGAACGAAAAAGTCCTCCGCCTTTTTTCCTGCCACATTAAATTCTGAAAGGTCATACGTCTGAAACGAGCTTGTGGCGGTACTGCTGCCGTTAATAGGTGTAAATGTAACGGTCGTAAGCAGCTGCAATTTTTTGCCGCCCGGTGTTCTCGGTGACATTCCCATAAAATCACTCGCTTCCATTAAGTTGTAAGTATAATCAATGTTGCAGATGCTGTAGAATAATAATCCATGTACTGACTGGGGATACTGATGACATCTCCTGCACTTAATTTTTTTTCAAGGTCAAAACCGTTGTTAATAAAAGGACCGAAAATTGTAGCATCGTTGCATTTCAAATAAGCCTTATAGGCGGAATCTCGTGCCTGCACCCAGCCAATAAGCCGATATGTACCCGCTTTTTTAATATGGATTTCAAAAGCGCCATCTGAAGCGGTTGCCAATTTCTCGTTACAGTAAAGTGCCTTAATGCTTGCCGACCCTGTTCCGTATTCATAGATTTGTGCAAGCATTTTCCCTTTTGCGTTCTCACCCGGAATCCTCGGTGCCACACCCATCAGCAGCCACCCCGCGCAGCACATGCCGCAGATTTCTTACGGGGGGGGGTAAAACTACATACAAACGAATGTTTCATGCTAAACCTCCATCAACTTTGAATGACCCACCGCGCCCGGATTTCGGCGGTGGGCTTTTCTTTTACCTTAACTAGCACCGAATTGTACGCCGTGACCGTCACGCCGTCGTTGATGATGTCCTGCACCTCGTCCAGCACATCATCGGTAGCGGGCACCCCGGTCTTGTCGTAGCCAATGCCGGACAAAAACTCGCTGGCAGCCGTCACCACCGGCGCATGGCTATTTGCGCAGGTCAGCGTAGCCGTCTGCTGGTACAGCAGACCTTTGGCCTGGTCGGCGCTGCTGCAAGCCGTCCACCCGTTCAGCGTAAGCCTGGCATAATAGATGTTGGAAACCTTGTCAATTGCCTTAAAAATATCGGTCTGCCGCCCCTGCGGGTCATAGGTCGCTCGCATCATGGCCGAGGTTCCGGCATTCAGCTGGTTCAGTTCGGCTTCGATTTTCTGCAAAAACGCTTCAAAGGCGGCTTCCATCACGCTGGTGTCTACCGCGTCGATGGTATCCCGCATCAGGCCGCAGACGCTGCCATCCAGCCGCAGGTCTACCACGTTGTCGGCGCTGATCTTAGTAGCGCCGGTGGGCCGGGTCACCCGGTACAGGAAGATCTCGTCATAGTCGTCACTGCGCCGCAGGCTGGGCAGCGTGGGGCTGGCCGAGGCCGTACCCTTGCGCACTTCCAGACCTGCGGTGTTGGCGTTTTTGTCGTACACCAGGGCAATGGCATCCCAACGGGGATTCACGCCGTCGGCATCCTCAAAGGTCAGGGTCACATCGCCCTGGCTGAACGGGAACGCCGCCCACTGATCGCTCACGTGGATGCAGCCCACGCCCTTGCCCACAGTGACCGTATTGTTGCCATTGGTTTTGGCGGCAAAGCTGTCGGCGTTCAGCACGCCGCGGCTGCGGGCCGCATAGGCTGCGCCCAGCGCCACGCTGGTATACTGCTTATTGTCCAGCGGCCAGCAGATAAGCTCGGTCAAAGCACATCACTCCTTTTTAAAGGTAAAGTTGTCAAACACAGGGCAAAGGCTGCGCCCGGTGCTTTCGTAGATGATCTTGATGCTGGCCACCCGCGCGGTGGCTTCCAGGCCGATCTCCTCCACCCGCACCGGCACAATATCGCCCAGGGCGTAGTCCTGACCGTAGATCATCTGGCTGTCGGCGGCGGTGCATTTCAGCTGCCGGGTCCCCAGGTGATTGGCCAGAGCTGCGCGGGCATAGTTCTGCACGGCGGTCTGGTATTCGGTTTCGGTGTAGGTTTTCTCGGTGGTGCTGCCGTCCGCGTTCTGCACGGTGTATTTGTGCTTTACGCTGCTGCCGTCCACCCACAGCTCGTGCCGGGCATTGCCGGCGGCTGTGATGTCCCCTACCTCGCAAAAATACCGGGTAAAGCTGTCCCTCTCGCTGGGTTCCTCGCCGCCGCACAGCACCACATTGGCGTAGTCGCTGGCATCCTCGGTATAGGTTGGGCTGGAAAGGTTCTGCATCCTGGTTGAAAAGTAGCCCATGTACAAATCGCTCCCCGGTGCGCTGCGGTCCTTGCCCTGCAAAAGTTCCAGCGTTTCGCTGCCGGTGGCCGGGTCAAAGGCGCAGCGCAGGCCAAACCCGCCGGTCTCGGCCAGCTGGGTCATGGCATCCAGACAGGTCACCCATTCCAGGTCCACTGCCTCACAGGGGGCAGTAAAATCAGCGGCATCCGGCAAGGCCACTTCCAGCTCGCGCAGGTTGGCACGGCACAGGTCCAGCAGCCCTGCGGCTGCATCGGTCACGGTGGTCTTGCCCTTGGCTATCCGCTGGGCGAACCGCTGCAGGGTAAACTTGCCCCGCACGGTCAGCTTGCGGGCATTGCTGTCCAGTTCCGTGGCTACGATCAGCGCGGCCAGGCCGGGGGTGTCCGGGTTGTACAGCACGGCCCCCTGCACCAGCATGGCGCGGTTGGTGGCGGTAGCGCCGCACACCAGCTTGATCTCGCCCACATCGGCAAAGGCCGGGGCCCACTGCAGGCTGTTAGCGCTGTCCACCATGCCTACGCGCTCCCCGTTCTGGTACACATACAGGCGTAAAGCGTCAGACACCGGCCGCCACCCCCTTAGGTGCCGTCACTGTGGCGGTCAGGTTTTCGCGGCCCTCGTCAGCCGTCAGGCGCAGCACATTGTCGCCGGGGTCCAGCGTCATCCACAGGTCGCTGTCGTAGTCCAGCCAACGGAACCCGTTTACCTCAGTACCATCGCTCTGGCGGTAGGTGCAGCCACGGGAACCATCCACCGTGGAGATGATGGCCGATTCACCGGGCAGCATTTCCTTGTTCAGTTTCAGGTAGCTGCGCTTGCCGTTGTGCCACAGCATCGGATTCTTCACGCGGGCCGCAGCGGTCAGGGTCAGCACAAACTCGGTCTCGGTGCTGCCGCTGTTCACCACGGTAGTGTACACATCTTTTTTGTATTTGCTGATGTACCAGCTGCCGGCGGTCGAGACAGGGGTCGGGAACCAGCTGCCCTCCAGGCCGCCCAGCATGGTGGCTGCCGTTTCCACGGTGCGCCAGTAGGGGTACGCTGCTTTCAGTTTAAACTGAAAGTTCAAAAGGTGTTCCCCGCCGCTCACATCCGGGGTATGGGCGGGCAGCACATCCAGATACCAGGTGGTATCGCCCACGGTTTTCAGCCAGCGGGCGGCCTCTTTGGGGCGGATGAGCCGCTTCAGCAGCGCCTCGTTGGCATCCAGGTCCCGCAGGATGCTGCCGGTCACGGTCAGGCTGCGGCTGCCTACGGATTGCCCCGTGATGGTCTTGCCGGTCTGCCCGGTGGATTGCTGCTCGGTCATTTCCACGTCCAGGCCGTCATCGCCGGTCAGGTTCGTGATCCAGAGATCGCTGTCCACGGCAAAGCGGATGGTGCTGCCGTCCGCCGCCTGAAAAGCATATACAGGCACGGTCCTTGCCATGCGCACCTCCTTACGGGATAGCCCATTTCAAACGCTGGGCCATGGATTCCGCCTCCCGCGTCAGTTCCGATTCGGACAGGCTGTCGTGAGTGTGGAACTCGTTGTTCAGGTTTACGGTCATACCGCCCGGCTGCCAGGTATCGGCAGTGTTGCCAAAGCGGTTGTTGCTGCGCAGTGTACCGGCCACAGCTACCTGCATCGGCTCGGCCGTCGCGCCCGAAAGCCTCTCCGCCGCATCCTCGACCATCCACAGGTTGTCGGTAATGCCGCGGGAAAGCCCGGCTATAAAATCGGGCATCCACTGCTCATACATACGTAGCGGACCCAGGTCGGGGCGGCTGAAGTGCATGTAGGCAGTAATGGTGGAAGCTACATTCTTGACGGCATCTGCAACCTTGTGCATTGAGGAAAAGATCCCCCCCACAAAGCCGTTGATCATGTCAGCGGCCCATCCGGCTGCCTTGCCGGGCAGGCTCTTGATGTAGGCAAGGCCCTGGTCAAAGCAGTTTTTGATGCAGCTGCTTAAAGTCCCGCCCATGTTCCTGATGCCGTTACCCAGGAACTTGATGATATTCCCGCCCAGTTCCAGCCAGTTAAAGGCAGTAATTACGCTGGCAACGGCCATCAGAATCTGCGGCAGATTCGCCAGCAGCGCAGGCACGGCTTGTATCAGTCCCATGCCCAGCATACCGATCAGCTTTACCCCCGCTTCCAGCAGCTTGGGCGCGTTGTCGTTGACGATGCCTGCAATATCGGTCACAATGCCGGGTATGTAGGTGATCATGGTCGGCAGGCCGTTGATCAGCCCCTGCGCCATGTTAAAAATGAACTGGATGCCGGTGTCTACCAGCTGCCCCGCATTGGCGCGCAGCCCGCTGGCCAGGTCGGCCGCAATGGGCAGCGCCTGTGCCAGCAATTGCGGGATGCCCGTAACCATTCCTTGCCCCAGCTGGGTCATCAGGTCGATGCCGCTTTGCAGCAGCTGGGGGCCCACGTTGGTGGTCAGGTCGGTGAAAATGCTGCCCAGCCCTTCCGCCAGCCCCGCAAAGCCGCCGCTGGTAAAGCCCTCCTGCAAGGTCTGCAGGTAGCCGCTGGCCAGGCTCACAGCTGCGCCCAGCTTGCCGCTGACCGAATCAAACAGCGCAATGCCCAGGTTGGCAGCGTTGGTTTTCAGGCTCTCCATCCGGTGGGCCATCGTGTCGGTCATGGTGGTGTAAGCAGTCTCGGTCGCACCGCTGCTGTCCACCATCTGGCCCAGTACATCGTTGAACTTCTCCGCGCCGGAGTTCGCCAGCGAGAGTGCACCCGTACCGGCTTCCACGCTGGACCACAGCGCCGCAAACTTGGTGGCATCGCCGCCCACGCTGTCATACAGCACCTGCAGCACGTCGCCCAGGCTCTGGCCGCTATCCATCAGTTCAGCAAAGCCCTGGCCGGTCTCTTTCTGCAGGATCTTGCCCACGGTCGAGCCGGTGTCGCCCAGCTCGTTCAGCATGGACTTGGTATAGGTGGTGGCCTCGGCGGTAGCAATACCGTTGGCCGTCATAATGGCCAGGCCGCTGGACAGGTTTTCCACGTTCACCTTGTAGGCTGCCGCCAGCGGGATGACCCGGCCCATGCTGGCCGAAAGTTCGTCTACGCTGGTTTTGCCCAGGTTCTGGGTGGTCAGCAGCACGTCCGAAACATGGGTCGCTTTGTCGGCACCCAGGCCGTAGGCGTTCAACGCTGTGGTCAGGATGTCGACCGCCGAGGAACTACTGGTAAAGCCCGCAGCGGCCAGCTTAGCCGCCTGCCCGGCAAAGGCCACGGCATCCCCTGTGTCCTGCCCGGCGCTGATAGCCTGGTAGGTGGCCTCGGCCAGGTCACCCGCCGCAATGCCCATCGTGCCGGAAAGGTCAGTGATCTGGCCTTTCAAATCCTCGATAGAGACCTTGGAGGTATCGGCGATTGTGCCAACCTTGGCGACCTCTGTCTCATAGGCGCTGCCCTCGGTAAAGGCAGCCTGCAGCATCTTGCCGATGCCCGCCGCCGCAAGGATCTTGCCCACTGCGCCGATCAGGCTCTTGCCCAGGCTCTGCCCGGCAGTAGCACCCGCAGCGGTTACTTCCCCGCCCAGCGCTTCACTGATCTTGCCGCCGATGCCGGTGGCCGAGGGGATGATCTCAACATAGGCTTTCGCCAGTTCGGTTTTGCTTGCCATGGCATCAGCCTCCCTTCAAAATTTCTGCTTTGGCCGCTTCAAACTCGGCAGCCGTGGCAAAGCCGGTCACCTTGCGGCGGTGAGCCGTGCCCAACAGGGTATCCAGCACCGGGGCAGGGCGGTTGCGGCCATGCTGGGCGTCTTCGGTCTTGCTCCACACCAGCAGCTGCAAACTGTCAGCCATCGCGCCCAGCAGCAGCGTGTCGGTCGTTATCGGGGCATGGTTCAGCGCCATGCAGGTGCGGCTTGTCTCCCGCAGGCCCC